ATCTATTTCCTCACTGTTTAAATGAGGTTTAGTTTTTTTGTAATATTCTTTTAGTAATGCAGTACTATCTACATTTGTATAATCAGCATTTAACCTAACATAATCTTCTACTGTTCCACCTGTTTCCTTTATAAAATCCACTAGCTTTTCAACATTCTCTGGTAAGTCTAACTGTGGTTTAGTTTTTATCTCTTCTTGAATATCAGCAACAATCTCTTTTGTTTCAGTTTCCTCTTCGTTTGTAATTTCTTGTATAACTGGCGCATCTTCTTGTTTTACTTCTTCGACTTTCTCCCGGTTCTCTTCTTGCTCTTTCTTTTCGGTAATTTCTTGCAATCCTGATTCGGATGTTCCGCTTTCCACCGCTTGTACATTTTCGGCTTGTTTATTCTCATCCACGTGCACTGTGCTTGACTCTGAAACGGCATCTTCTTCTTGTTTTTTTGTTAAATCTAATTTTATAGGGTCATTTTTCTTTTTATTAAACTTTTTAGGTTTTTTCTTTACTTTAAAATCCCCTTCTTCTTTTACTTCTTCAGTGGTATTTTTTACTTCTTGTTCCTTTATTTCTTCCATGATATAATATTATATAATTATAAAATAGGAGCTATGCTCCAATATTTACGTCTGTAACTTCTTCTTCCACATTTAAATCTAATTCTTCTTGTGGAACTCTAAAGTCAGTTGGTAATAAATCATCTTGTCTCTGTTGAATCATCTGACTTTGCTGTGTAGCTTCTTGCTTACTTCTTTTGTCTTTTCTATCTTCTATAAGTCTTTCCTTTTCTGTCATTCCTTGTACTTCAACTTTTTTAAGTTGCATATCGTAACCAAATTCCTGCTCCATTAATTCTCTTTTAATCTGAGCTTCTCTTTCCATTCTTTGAATCTCAAATTGTGATTTTGCTTGTTCAAATTGTACATTAGACTCAGCTAAAGCTTGTTGTTTTTGCACTTCAGCCATAGCAGCTTTTTCTGCTGCTTGAGCATTAGCTTGTGCTTGAGCTTGGATATTCCTTTCGTTAATTTCTTGATCTTTTTCAGCTTTCCTTTTTCTCTTTAATTTTATTAATTGATTAGCTAGTTTTAAATTATTTACTTGTCTAATATCTATAGCATCTTCTAAATATATAGATTGGGTTTGTAAAGCTCTATCTATATTTTGCTCTAAAATGGCTTTTTCTTCTTCATCTGGTTCTAGTTCTAGAAATATTCCAAAATCATATAAATGCAAACTATACATTTCTTCTAATGTACCAACATTATAAGAACTTATACTGGCTCTTAAAGCTTCCCTTGTTAGTTGAAACTCTAGACAATCTGATATTCTTAATGCTATATTTTCACAAGCCCTAAGAGTTAAATATAATCCAGCCTGTAATATATGTTTAGTAGCTGTATTTGAATTAGCAGCAGCAAGTTTTTGTAATCCCACAAGTGACTGTTTATCCGGTAATGTACCATCTCTTGCTTCGTTTAATCCGGTTACGTCCCTTATCATTTGTAAGTAGTACTGATAAGTTTGAATTAATGATTGTATTTTCTGACCACCGCTAGAAGTTTGAAGTTCTTGTATAGGTACTTTTCCAGGATTCATATCTCCATCTTGAGTCATAGATCTACCTATGATACTACCAGTTTGAAAGTACATATTTAATGCTTCAGCAGGATTATAATTAGTACCATTCCCTAAATCTACTTCAGCTAAACCATCTGCATCTAAATAAACACCATCAGGTACCATCCTAGCTATAACTTGTTGAAGTTTTAATGATGTTAATTGTACCATATCAGCAAATCCAGTAACTCTACCTACTAATGATTCAATTCTACCCTTATACATTCTAGGAGCACACAAATTATAATTCATGTTTACCTTAACTAAATTTGACTTAGGTCTAGTCATATTCTCAGCTAATTTCCATCTTAACATTTTTGGATGACCTAAAATCTTTGCACCGCTATATAATACTTCTATTGATCTAGCAACTCTATTAAAATTATCACTTGGTGGTGGATCGAATGTATCTTGTTTTTCTAAAACTTTTTGAAGACCGAATGGAGTTTCTTTAATTTTAAACACTTGATTGGTATATGTTTTCCATTCGAAATATAATACTTG